TTACTAACTTATCAATTCTAGGTAAGTAGTAACTATATCCAAGAATAGAACTTTCATTTGGAGCAACAACATACTTAATAGTTGATTCAAAAGTTCTACTATTAAATGCAAATGGTGATGCAGTTGCAGATTCAGCATCAAATGGATTCACTCTTGGTCTAAAGTCAAGAATATCTGTTCCTCTATTTCTACCAACTGCTGGAATATCTGTAGAATATCTTTCTTTTGTATATGAATTTGAAGTATACAAATCTCCATTATCTACACTAGATGCTTTATAGTAGTCAAATACTACCAATAATCTCTTAGATGGTACAGTAGTATTCTTTCTCCTAACAATTCTAGAATAATCTGAGAATTGTCTCCTATGCCCTTTATCTAAAGTATAATTTTTAGTTCTATTTGTATAATTTCCTGAAGTTATCTTTTGTATAGTTGCTTCTATATTGGATTCATTGAAATTAACTGTTTCTCCTTGGTTGAAATTATTAGCATTAAGATATACAAATCCAATTTCCGTAGAAGTTCTACTAACAACTTGAGCAATCGCTCTACTCTTTTGACCAGTAATCTTTTCACCTATTATTGCATTTGTATCTAATGCAAGTCCAGAAACAAAAGTTAATTTATCTAATGTAGCATCACTTGAATCCTTTGATTCATATACTGCCAATATATTAACAGCATCTGGTACGTTTAAAGAAATTTCTTCATCTTCAACTCTTATACCATAAACATCACTAGGACTTAAATTAGTTGATAATGTTGATACACCTGCAGTTCTTGTTACTTGTACTTGTGAACTTCTTACAAAATCTTTAGACTTACTAGTAAGTCCAATCTTTTTCATTGTAACATTAATAGTACAATTACTATTCTGTGCTAATCCACTAAACTGTACATCATTACCATTATTAGTAATAGTAACTTGATCTCCTGTTAAAGGTTCTGTTGTACCATCTGCGTATGCAATAGAATACTTTTCAGCATCAAATGGTTCAAAGAATGCACTAGCAATTCCAGAAGAAACATCTAAACCATCTTGAGATGTTATAGTTAATGTTTTACCTGAAATTGATTTACCTGTAATTTGGCGATTTATTACCAAATTAGAATTTGAAAGATCTACATTAGAAATATTTTTCTTGGGTAATCTACTATAAAGACTTGCACCAGATAAATTAGTAATCTTTGGCGATTTAATTCTAAATGTAGAGGTTATGCTTGTACTAGCATCTAAAACCGATCCAGTACCAACACCTGCAACTGTTTGAACAGGTACTAAAGTTAAAGTTGCACCATCTGCTGAGATATTTGAAACTCTATTGAAAATTGGATCAACACCTGGTAGTGCTGCTCCATCTGCTCTAGTATATGAAATTATTGCATCAGTTTTTATACCAACTACTCCAGCAAATCTTCTTCCAGGTGCTGTAGCAGTATTCTCTCCAGTACCGTCTGCAACAACATTTAATTGATCTGTTATTGAGAAATTAGGTAAAATGCGATCATAAAGAACAGAATCTGCACTAAAAGGAGATACTAATCCATTACCCTGTGCTTGGAATACTGATTTAATATCTTCAGTTGTATAACTATTAATTTTGATAATTGATGATGAAGTAGCATTTCCTGAAGTATCACTATTTCTTTCATTAAATATTAAAACTTCTCCAGCAACAAATGTTCCTGTAGTTTGAGATAGACTTATCTCACTAGTATTTGGAGTGTCTGCAATATATCCAATAGCACCACTAGTTAATCCTCTAACTTTAGTACCATTTGAATGTGATCCTGGATTTGAAATACTTAAAGTTGTATATGTTTGAATATCCCAGAGATGTAAATCAAATTCAGTCGATGCTGTTGTATAAGGTGCATCAGAAACACTGAATGAATATACACGAGCATCACCAATCTTTATACCATTATTTGTATTACTTACCTTTCTCTGGTTATATAACCCAATAGTATTGGCAGTATTACCACCAATATTAATCCAAGGAGTTCCAGCAACATTATTAACTTTCAACAAACTACCCATTCTAAATGGAATAGATGCTGTCTTAATTGTTTTTGTATCTCTTGGTTTCTCTACATCTAAAACTGTTGTTCCTGATAAAGAAACATCAAATCCTCTAACATATGCCTTTCCTGGAGAAAGTTTAACACACATTAAATCTTCTGCTGGTGTATTACCCTCATCAGTTTTTTGTGTTTCTGTATATAATCCATTAGAACCTATTTCATCATTCAATGAACTTTGTACTTCTACCTTAAATGGATTTACAGAATAATTTCCAGACTCATCAAAAGTCCTTGCTGCAAAATACTTTTTAATTTCAGAATATACTGATGTATCCTGAATTTTTTTAATTTGACCGTCTCTAACTCTTAATAATTCAACAAAATTAGTATCTTCATAATCATTTAATGATTTCTTTGTTAATTTAACACTAATTTTAAATCTATCAGCACCTGGTGCAGCATAGTTTGTAAATCCCTTTGCATTATCAAATAGACTATCATCATCATTAGCATTAATAATTTGCTCTAATACTTCAAATCCAACCCTATATGATGGTTTATTGTTATATGGTTCTAAGACTAATGTAGACTTAGTTACATCTATAAATGTACCTCTAATAAAATATACTCCATTTTCAACATTAAATGAAGATCCAGTATGAGATGCATTTTCTGGTTCTAATGTTAAAACAGTTTCACCTGCCAATAAAGTAGTATTTCCATAAGTGACGTTCTCTTCTAAGACTAATATTTCACCGTTTGGAAATAATTCACTTGTTGCATTACTTCCAGATTCAACATATTTGACAAAAATTGTTGTTGAATCAACACCTTCAGTTGGAGGTACAATATAATTTTTAATAGTCGCAACTATCTGAGAATTTTGACCTCTAACTCTTGTACCTTTACCACCATTATTAGCAACAATAGCATCCAAATATATTGAAACATCAATTCCTAAATGATCTGGATTAATTTTTGAAGAAAAATATGTTGAATCATACTCAATATTACCAGGAATCACCATTGATCCCTCTTTGAACATATGAGAACCGAAAGATTCTACCTGATTCTGAAGTATTGATTGTAGACCTGATAATTCTCTTGCTTGAACTGGATATCCAGGTTTAAACAATACCTTATAAAAATTATCTGCCTTATCAAAATCATCATAATAAGGACTTATATTTAAGTTAGTCTTTTGTGGCATTTTCTTTAGAATTCCAGGATGATTTTAATGTCTTCTTTTTGACGCTCATTACGGGCGATCAAAGGTCTGTTATCTAGATAAACAACTTCCCCTGATCCTTTATTTATCTCAGAATTAGATAACCCTGCTGAGAAAGAAACTGCTAAATTAATTAACTTAGTTCCAGATGGATTTGTGCTTATTCCAGTAAAATTACTATTAACTGTTCCTTCAAACGCACCACCTTTAACTTGATTGGATGAAGTACCAGTTTCAAATTGATATATCCGACCTTGAGTTGATATACCAGTATAATCAGTTTGATCTCTTGTTGTAGTATAATTTAAAGATCTATCTCTAAAATACTTCAAAACTTGAGTATCTTTATCATAAGATGCAACATATCCTGTAGCAATCTTTCCAATATTTGGTGAAACAGTCAGAGTTTGTGTGATTTTTTCACCAACTACTGGTGTTCCTGTTACCTCAGAAAATAAAAATGCTTGTAATGAAGAATAACTATTATCAGTAAATGTAACAGAAGTTCCAACCTTAGTAGGATTTTTTACAATACCTACTTGGGCAAACTTAGTATCTGTTGGGAAATCTTTTGTAGAATCATCAAATCTAGCATAAATCAAAACCTTATCAGTTCCTAACTCAGTATAAAGATCATACCCATGTCCAAGTGATGGTGGAATTATAGGTACAAGTTTTGCCCTATCTGTTGAAGCAACATTACTACTTAATGTACCCAAATCAACAAGAGCATATGAATAACCTTTACCACCAGAACTTACAGTAACATTGGTAATTACACCATTAACTACATCAACTCTAGCCCTTGCACCAGTACCATCACCTATAATTGGAATATCTTGTCCCAATCCATCAGAATATCCCTTACCCGCTTTTTCAATATAGATATGTTTAATCTGATTCTCATTTACAGAAGAATCTCCATTTTCTCTAACAGATCTAATTTGAGAATCGGTACTTGTTGCCCAATTATTAGGAACTGTTATATATTCAGTTGAATCAAATTTTATAATATCGGTAGGAGATACTGTAAACAAATACTTCCAAATATAACCATCACCACTAGTACCAGCTCTAGAAGGTTCTAAATCAGTAAATGTTGGTTCATCTTGCGATGGATTTCCTCTAGCAGTAGTAGTATCAGATCCATAACCACCATTACTAATACAAACGTAAACCTTAAATTCTGAGGTAATTACATAATAATTAGCACTATACAATCTAGTAGATTGTGTTATTGGACTTTTATTAGTAATAGAATAATCATCTCTATAAATTTCATATCTATTTCCTGCAGTCCATTCTACTTTTCTAATAACTCTTCTAATATTCGCTGAACCTATCTTTTTACCAAACATCATAGTGTCACTAACATGTGACAAATATGAATAATTATCTTCTGGGTCAGGCGTTTTAGCAGTCCAATTTGCAGATCTACCATAACCAACAAGACCAGTAGTTCCTGCAGGGTTTGGTAAACCAATAAATGCATAATATGAATTGTTATCAGATTCAACTGACTCTACAAAATTACTTGCATTCAGGATTCTAAATTGATCAGTAACAATTGCGGACATTGTAATTTAACTTTTTTTCTCTATTTATAGTGGTTTTATTTGGTTTTTTAATTTGTTATACCAAATGCTCTAATTGCACCTGTAGATCTCAATCCTTTTATTGAGGTCTGAGTGTAATTTCTTCTTTGAATTGTTGGGAATGTACTTAATCCAGAATCAACAGTTAGTCCAGTTACACCAATAGAAATTGGAGAATCTGATCTAGAAGCATCAAATATTCTACCCCAAGTAATTCTTCCAAGAGATGTAGTAAATCCTACACCACCTGCACCTGCTGGATTATAATATCCAGTTGTTAATAATCCAACAATGTTAGAACTACTTAATACATTACAAGTAATTATTCCTGCCTGTCCACTTGTCCATATTGCATGAACTTTATAGATGTTATCTAAGAAAGTTGATCCAATTGAAACTACATCATTATCAGTATATTCAACAGAAGTAATTGCTGATGAAACCTTAGTATTAGAAATTAAAATTGGATATCCAACTTTTAATTTATCTGCTTCTTTATCAGCAACAAAACCAAATTCAAGTGCTCTTGAATGCCCATCAATACCAGATACTTGTTTTATACTAGTAATAACTCCAGTATATCCTTCAACATTACTTGCAGAAAGTATTCTTTCATTCTTAAATGATGGATTATTAAGAGATACTTTAGGTGGATTGGATTGACTATAACCTAAACCTTCATTTGTTATACTAACAGAAGTAACAGTTCCTGCGGTTATACTGCAAGTTGCGGTTGCAAAAGTTGAAACTCCAACTACAGCAAACTGATCTCTAGTTTCAGTACCAACACCAACACCGATTGGAGCACCGATTGAAATTGTAGGTGCGAGAGTATATCCACTACCACCATCAACTATAGTCAATGTTTGTACTGTTCCTGCAGCAGATACCACAGCATTAATAGAAGCAGTAGATTTAGGTGCACCAGAGATTAGTAATGTATCAACCGAATTAATTGTTACATTGTATCTGTCACCACCTTCTAATGCTGGATTTGCCAAATCTTCATAATAGAATGATTCTGCATCATCAACAAATATACCACCATTAACACCAACACCAGTTGTGGTATTTACATCACCAATAACCCTTGCGGTTGGATATATCTGAGGTTCAATAGAAGATCTAGATTTTGAAATAATATCACCTTTAATGGATAAATCTTCTTTCTGTTTTGTCCATCTTAATGGTTTATCATCATTTTCATTAATACCTGTTCCAGTATAAACATTGGTTTCAACAATATCAGAACCCTGAATTGATTTTATAACTCTTTCACTATCTTGAGTAATACTATCTTTAAATAATGGAGATTTATAAACCCTTAAATCATCACCAACTTTAAGAGATTCTTGTATATCAACAATCTCAACATCAACGTTTCTATCACCAATATAGAAGAATATATCAACATTATCTGAAGCATCAGGTGGTTCAGTAAATTTAAATGTTGTTCCTCCATTAAATTGATACGCAACTTTAGGTGTTTGTAAAACTCCATTTATGAATATTAATAGAACTGCATCTAAATCAATTTGTTCCGATACTGTATCTCCAGGATCAGTCATGAAACTTAACAATTGACCATTAAAGAATAGAGGGAATCTAGTTCTAGTACCATCCTGATAACTCTTAATACTATCAATAAAATCTATCTCACCAAATTGCCAAGCAGCAAAGTAATCATTAAATATTGAATTAACTTCTAATTCAAATTCTTGAATTGGTTTCTGTAATCTCTTATCATGAACTAATCCTACTGGTCTAATTTTATCACCAATCTTGAAGGAATGTCCATGTCTAGAAACTTGGAAATTGGATATTTCAAAGAATGTTGACCCAATACCAACTGAAGTCTTAGCAGCACCTACTTCCAAATCTACTAATAAGTTACTACCAGTTGTTTTTGTTAATCCTGTTCCCAACCTAGAAATACCTTCAACTGGAACATCATCATAACTTGGGCTAGGAATTTCAATAACTGGATTAACATAATGACCACCAACCTCATTTATCTTAAGATCTAGAGCACCACCAGTTCCAGCAGGTGATTTTCCAACATTTATTCTAAACCAATTAGTAGCAGTTTTACCTACAGGAACTCCAGCATTGTAAATTGGATCAGTTACACGAGGATAACTATGTAATGTTTGATGTTGATCATTCTCACAAGTAAATGTTAGAGAATTTGTTGCTATTTCAATAAGTTGATTTGATTTTAAAATACATCCATTAATTGTTCTTGCTGGAACAAATGTATGATCATATTGTTCTGAAGATGGATTGGGATTAACATTAACTTTAAATGTATTTACAGTTTTATTAGTAATCTGTAACCACTTACCACTAGCATAATCTGTTGATCTTGGATAAGGATGTTCGGAAACATTTCCATCTTTAGTGCAAGTAAATGTTAGTGAGTTATCTTCAATTAAAATATAGTCTCCAACATTAAATCCATGTCCATTCTTAGTAAGAGTTAAAACACCAGTTGTTTTTGCATAAGAAGCATTTGTTGGTGTAATAGTGGAGCATCCAACAAAACCGTGTGAAGCACTTGTTACCTGCATCCATCCTGTTGCTGGATTATAATCAGCATCAGTAACATTTTTCTGTGTAGATCCAGTAAATGCAGCACCTGCAGTTGCAGTTACAAATTTATGAACATTAGTTGCAACTTTAGCAGTTACCTTTGCACCAGTTCCACCTCCACCACCAGCACCAACATTAACCCGAATTAAATTACTTGAAATTGCATCTATACCTAACTGATTTCCAGATGCTAAGTCGGTAGAACGTGGATATGTGTGATCACTGAGATAATTATCTCTAGAGCACTTAAATGTCAATGAATTATTTGCTATTTGTACTGTATTATTTGCTTTCTTAAGGCAATCTACAGCAACAGATTGGTTTGTTTGGAATGCGTGAGTGTAATTTCCACCTGAGATTATACAATTAGGATTAGCAGATACAAATGTATGTTGTGTTGTATTTGTAGAAGGTATTGTAGTTAATACTTGTAATGTAATAGTTGTATCAGTTACAGATTCAATATTAATAGCAGTATCATAGAATGGATCTGTAGAACGTGGATAGAACTTAGTTGTTGCATTATTATCTACGTCACAACTAAATCCAATAGATTCATTAGCAAGTTTAATACTAGTGCCTGGTTTTAATGAATGAGATCCAATAGTTAATTCCATTAAACCTGTAACAGGATCATAATCTGCATCTGTTACGTTAAAGTTTACTATAGGTGATGCTCCAACATCAATAGTAAATGTATCAGTAGCAACATTGGATATTTCCATCCACTTATTACTAATTGGATCATTCGGTCTTGGATAGGTTTTATTTGCAGTGCTTCCATCCATTGCACACTTAAATGTTAATGAATTGTCCTGAATTTTAACGTAATCGCCATTAGAGAAGTTATGACCCGTAATAGTAATTGTTAAAATTCCAGTAGAAGCAACATAAGATGCATTTTCTACAGTATGTGTTGTTGATGCCTGTAAACTGTGACTACCAACCGTTAATAGTAACTCACCAGTTGAAGAACTATAAACTGCTTGTGTTGGTGTAAATTGTGTACCTGTATTTGCAGTAATCGAATTATTTGATGAACTTACAAACTTATGAATATATTCAGTATCACTGACACCTATAGAAACTGGTTCACGATAACCAGATCCTGTATTTAAATCGTTATAGAACTCAAAAAGATCTCCACCACCTTGATAAACGTGTGGGATAGTACATACACCAGCCTTAACTTCAACGGATCTTTCTGATATTATTCCAACTAAAGATAAAGCACGATCATCATCATTGAATATAGTTGTTGTTACTCCTGCATGCTCTGTAGAACATTTGAATTCTAAATTCTCCAACTTAACAGTTTTTGGTTCACCGAGAGATAATCCATGAACTTCATTAGTTGTAACTGTAATAATACCTGTTATGTGACTATATGAAGCAGTTTGAATACCTAAACTTACACCTGAAGAAGTTCCAATACCAACTATTGAATCAAGGCTATTATCAGCAGTATCTTTAAATGCTTGAACTAATGATCCCTTAAGTGGTGCATACCCTAAACCTGAAGTTGATCCTAAAGATACAATGATACCACCTCTTGGTAACTGGTTTTGATTGATATCAAACTCAGATTGCATCATAGTTCCATTTTCAGAACTAATTCCAGTAAATACTACACTAGAAATACCTACGCTTGTACTGTCAAATTCATAATTATTTCCTGTATTATTAACAGTTAATGGTGTTTGGAATATTCCATTAATGAATAATATACCATTTCCAATACCAACACCAGTTTCTGTATTAGCACCACCAACACTCAATGTATATGTTCTACCAATACCAGTAAAACTATCTGAAATATCATCAAATACCATATTGGTATCATAATTACTTCTAGTAAACGTTCTTCCATTAAATTCTGCCTTAACATATGGAAGATTTGTTAAACTTCTTCTTTCTCTAGTATTTCCTTTAGGTGGATCTAAGAACCATACAGTACTATCAACAATATTAAAGGATCCTCTATGAATTCTAGCAAGTGCATCATCTTGGTGAGATGTTGCACCTATACCCAATGATCCCCTATTAACATAAACAACAGGAATAGTTGAAATTCCTAAAGCAGTATTAGTTGCATCATCAATAATTCCATCAGAAACACTAGCAAATCCAACTTGTTCAACCTTCATATATTCAGATCCAACCTTCAATATATCTCTTGGTTGAACAGAACTAATTCCACTAAGAGCGAATTGTGTCACTCCAGCACCAATAGCACCATCTAGAGTATGCTCTATAGTTGTATATGTAACTGGTTGTTGAATAATTCCATCAAGGCCAATAACAGTTTTACTCAACTTCTTAGTCATTTCCAATTTATGAGCATTTCCTTCTCCAATTCCAGTAAATGATATTGGAGTTCCACTTGTTACATATGATTTCTTACTATACAACTGTATTCTATTTTCATCTAAAACTTTAGCATATACAGTAGATGGCATTAATGTTGTCACAACACCAGCATTATTTGCTGTAGATCCAATTGATACTGGAGTTGCACCCACACCAATAAATGTTGAATTTGCAGTATATGTTAATTCTTCTCCAGTATTAAAGAAATGATTTGAAATAGTACATATACCTGAAGAGTTTGGAAGAACACCTAAAGTATTTGTATCTGAAGGATTAAAGGTCTTACTATAAATTGGTATACCTTCATGCTTAAGATCAAAATTAACTTTATTTGCTCTTTCACCATTTGGTCCATCATATGCAGATAAGAATAATTTTTCAGTAACAGCACCAATATCAAGATCTGGTGGTGTATTTTCAAAATCACTAGAAGTATATAAAATCTTACTATATGCTTGAATTTCTATTAATGAATTAAATTCAGCATCTGGATAGAACTTAAGATTGATATCATTTCCAGCAATTTCTCCACCAAATGTACCTATTCCAGTTGTAGAACCAGCAGAAACAAATGGATATTGTACTGTAACTACATCATCAACATCTCTCATTGCAATTAATTGATGAATAGCAGATGTTTCACCACAAGATACTCTAACAAGAGATTTAGAACTACTATCAATTACTTTATTGAGAGTTGAGAATGTTATCCCTATTCCTGGAGCATGATCTGATGAATAAGTTGATTCATACCTTGCACTTCTTTCAGCACCTGCAGGTTGACCAGGAAGACTGTATCTGTAAACACTTGTTCCTGCTGTAGTTGTTCCTAATCCAACTATATTTGCCTGAAGTGTAAGTTTAGTATCTCTTTCATTTTCAAAATCAAGTTTTATATTTCCAGATTCATATCTTGCAGTAATAATACCTAATCTACTTGAACTATAATTTATTGATACAGTATCTACATAGTTTTCTGCTATGTAAGTATTTGTTCCATCAAAATCAACAATGACTTCACTATAATTAACTTCTCTAGTAATATCATCTTGAACTAAGATATTAGCCTGTAGTGCATTAAAATCGTTTTCTGAGAATTGTGCTATAGTTGTTGTATTAAAACCAACAGTTGTACTGGCAATACCAACATTAGATGATTTAAGATCAATATGTCCTATTGATTGAGTTCCACTAGTTTCTAAATCGGTATTAAAATCAATCTTAAGAACTTTAATATCATGATCTTTTTCAAATTTCTCGGTTGGTTCAAATCTTAAAGTTTTTCTATTAGTGAAATCACAATCAGCAACAAAATCACCTAATTTATTATTTGTAAAATCTGTTGTTTTTTCAAATAGAATTACATCAGAAGTTTTAGTTAATACAACAACTTCACTAAGTTGTATATCAAAAGTATCTGGATCAACTATCTGAACAATGTAATTAGCAAATAATCCATCTACTTCCTCAATTTCTGTAAATAAATCTTGTACTCCTTTACTTGAGAATTTACCACTAATGTCATCATGTTGTAATGCCCTATTTGATTTGCATTTAGTATAATCAGTTAATATTAGATTCTCAAATTGTAAATATTTTGATCTTAATGGATTAGTTCTAGAATCATAATCAGTTGAAAGATCTATATTGTTAATAGTATCAACTCTATTAACATCGTTAATTACATCCAATATTAAAATTGGAGAAGAACTATGAGTAGATGATATTCCTGCAGGAACACTAGATGATATTCCAACATCAGCAAAGTTCTTAAGACCTGCTGGATGTATTACACGATTCAATGGATCTACAGATTTTTCCCATTCTATAGGACTCTTAACAGAATATGAAAGATTTTGATAATAATCATTATTAGGTATTACTTGATAATCATCATTTAATTTTCCTGTGTTATTCAACCAACCATAATCTTGACGATTTGAGTATGATATATTGAATTTTGCTTTATTTTCTACAAAACTAGTTACAGTAGCAGAAACATCAGTAACTTGACCTTTAATTATATCATTTTTCTGTAATTGATATAATCCATCAACTCTAATATAATCATCTCTAGAATCAACAACTGATAAATCAGTTTCTTCAAAATTAACTCCACTATTAACTAATAATTTTTCACCAACCTGATATGTACCTCTCTCTTGGATTGGTTCTAGAACTGGATAATTATTTTTGTTTACTATAGTTGCATATCCAGATTGGAAAGTTTTTGCGAATCCTGGATTTGTTGTTAATCCAGCAACACTATATTTCAATACTGCTGGATTTGAATTTATAAAACTTTCAACTTTAAAGAAACGGAAGTCATAATCCTTAGAGTTAAATCCCGTTCCTTCACTTGAAATTCCTACATTTGAATTCGACTGAGTTCCTATTCCAGATTCTCCTACAAGTTGTATACCTTCTACAAATATTTCATCACCTGCAATAAATGGCGGCACTGCAAATCCTGCAATAGGTGTCTCTAATACACAAGTTACTATGCCAGAACCACTCTGCATAGAATTAATTCCTACACCATTAGAGTTATTAATAGTAACTAATTTATGAGTTACTGATTGTAATCCCCTAATTGGTGCAAATATCTCAACTTCAGATATACTTTGATTTGGAACTTTAGCAATTAGAGATACTTCGTCAACAATTTCTTTCTTCTCTGGATTATAAAGAACTAAATCTGGAGCACCCAAATACTCAGATCCACCATTAACTATATTAATATTTTTAATAACATCTAAGTCATCTAGATTAATAATAGGTGACACAAATGCTTCTGGACTTAATGTTTTGTCTGAAGCATATTCATATCCAATATCAACAATACGAACATCTTTAATCCTACCTATTGAAGTAGAAACTGCTACTAAGTTTGCATTCTGACCATTTCCACTTTTAACGGATAAAAACTTAGGTAATTTTTTATAATTATATCCTTTTGATATAATTTTAAGATCTTTGATAGAACCTGTAACTGAAGTAGATCTAGTTGAATATTCGATCTTACTACAATCATTTTCAGTATATGATAAGAATTCTGGAGTTTTATATGGAGAAATCTTAAATGTATCAGAACTAATACCAAATACCTTATATTCACCACTATAAGCACTATCAATAAAACTTATTTCTGAATAATTTTGTACTCCTGTATCTGATGTACTAATATATCCATTTCTTTCTAAAGCATAATAAACTTTTGATGGTGCAGATTTAGAGTAGGAAACAGTTAAAGATGCTCCAACAACAGGTAAATCTGGTGATGTACCAATACCAATAGTGCCAAATCCTACAACATTAAAATCTACACTCTCAGTAGAACTATAATATTCATTTTTAAACTGATTATCATAAAATACTTTAAATGTGAAATTTGATAAAGTGCTGCTTGATAATCCAAATGTTAATTGAGAGTTTTTAACAACTGTTATTGGTGGGTTTATTAAAGATACTCTTTGATCATTACCACCAGTATTTTGAGTAATATCTAATGTATTTACTGGATTTACTGTTACATCAATATAAGTTTCACCCAATTCAATATAATCATCACTTATCTTATAAGCATAATATGATCCAGTTGATAATCCAGTAGCAGAACCTTCATAAAAAACTTTATCACCAGTTTTTAATTTATGATCTACTAAATTTAACTGATTTATTTTTACAGAAGTATTTGTAAATTGTATAGGATTAATTAATAATTTCTGATATTGTTCATTCCAATTAACAGAAATTGCATCAGTTGATCCTATACCAACGCTAATTGAAGGAACAACATCCATTTTAACTACATCATCATTATTCAGTCCATGAGTAGTTGTTTGTGCTAATCCAATCTTAGTAGTAACAGTAGAAACTATTCTATCAATATCACCTGTTACTTTTGTATAATTTGATGAAATTAAATATTCAGATTCAGTAAACTTGTAAGATGCTAATCCATTAATACCATTAGAGAAGAAATATACTCCTTCACTTGTATTTGCTAAACCTGCCCTAGTAGTAACTATACCAATATGATCTTCACCTTTATTAATTACATATACTGTATCGGTATAAGGTGAACCAGATTGTGGTATTGAGAACTGGTTGCCTGTAGGAGTATTTCCAACATTAATTTGAGATCCATTTGGATGCTTACTAAATTTAACTTCTTGTCCAGTTTTAAACGGATGATTAGGTAAGAATATAGTTCTAGTCGGTGCATATATTCTTCTTTCAATTTCACCTATTGGATGGTCAATGTATACTCCACCACCAGTAGTTGTACCAACACCAACAGATTTTGGTCCATTGAAAAATACCAAATCATCTTTTTTAGAATCAAATCTCTTAGTTTTTGCTGGTATAGAAATCTGACTATTCAACACATCAATATTTGTACCAAAAGTATGAGCTATTCCTATAGCAAATCTCTTAACGGTAATTGCAGAATTTAATTGGTGTATATTAAGAACCTTGACAATCTCATCAGCAATTCTTAATGATCCACCAATCGAAACTGTATTTGGAATTCTAGTAACAAATATATCTTCTATTGCACCAAGTGCATTAGAATTAACTGTCATAGTTTTTGCTAATCCTATGATGTCAGTTTTAACACCAACACTAAATGAGTTTGTAAGATTAACAACAACTGTACTTAAACCAGAAATTGAAACTGTATCTTGATTATTTAATTCTATATTTGGAAGATTGTGTGCAATAACCTCATCATTATTATTCCAAACAAAAGTTGCATCCTCAAATCTATCCAATTGTGTATCAATTCTAGAAACACCAATACCAACTATCTCATCAACTTGTGCTCTTAATCCACTACCATTACTATCTGTATCATCAAAATCTGTATAATCACCAACTTTATAACCAAATCCACCATCTAAAACAGTTATATTAGTAACGTCACCTGTAGTAACAGACTCAACATTGGATAATTGTCGTAGAGTCTCATTAGACTCAATAATAAAATCATTTTCTGCAAATTTATCACCAACTTTATATGGTGCAGTATTTCTTAATAAATTTGTACTGTTAAAGTCAAAATCATGATCAAGTGTATGATTGTCTTTAATTAATGGTGATCTATATGTTTTACCAATAAAATATGGATATGCTGGTTTAATAACACCACTACTAGTTTCTATACTTGCAAAATAAGCATACACTCCATTTGGAAATTCTGGAGTTTTACAAAATCTACCATTGTGTTCATCCAAATCACCATTTCCATCATAAAAATAGTCTTGAACGAAAAATCCATTATCAAATGCTAATGTGCCAGTTGCTGCAACTGGTCTATTATCAACTCTTGATAAATCTGCAACATAACCACTTGTAATGATACCCACAGCAGAGTTAATATCATCAGGAGTTGTATATCCAAAAGGACCATAAATTGGATTTCCATCATATGCCCATCCAATTATAGGAGAGTGACCTGTTGGTTCATTGAAATTGCCATTTTGTTCAACTGTAAATGTTTCGCCAAAATGAACTGCCAAATCCTGATTATACCCAACAACATTAAATCCTAATGAAGAGTCCCCTTGAGGGTTTAAATAATATTCACCAAATCTCTTTGTACTGTTTATTGTTAGATTTCTTACTCTTGGTTCATATAATCCATTAATACCTCTTGGATCCGCATATACACTAGTATTAGAGGTATTATAACCAATACCTGGATTAATTACTAATATACTTTGTAGTTTTCCATCACCAATAACTGGTTTTAAAACAGCACCATTACCAGATCCAGTTATAACTAATTTTGGTAGAGAATAAAATTCTTTACCTTTACTCATAACAACAACATCAACAATTTTACCACCACTTACAATTGGTTTTAATTCTGCATCTTTACCATTTTGTATAGTTATTGATGGGTCTTTTTGATGATTTACAGTAACTGATCCATATTTTGTACCTTGCTCATAAACATAAGATCCAGTAAGTTTACCTGTAATAATTGGAGTAAATACAAAATCTCCAGTAATACTAGAAGCATATGAAACTTTTGCTGTTACTCTTACTTCAGGGTAATTAAACGTTTGATATCCTGTTCCTGTTGTTTGTAATCCAACAAATTTTCTCCTATTAAAATCAAATGTTGATGTTCCACCAATACCTGCATCAGCAAGTTTGAATGCATCATCATCTACTTTCATAACATAATATGAATTGGTGGTATTTAACCCACCTATTGCTTTAGGATATGTGCTACCAATACCAACAGTTGGACTGTAATTGATCAATTCACCATCTTTAAATCCATGATCCTTGTAATTAATTGTATTAAAAGATGTAGATATTCCAGATGGTTTTACATTTAATTTTCTATATTGATAACCAGATCCAGAATTTATAACCTTTACTGCCTTTATAGTATTTTTAGAAACAGTTCTAAACTTATGAACACCACTAGCATTAGTATCTGTAGATAAACCAACAGTATTAATACCAGATATAGCATCACTTTCACTATTATATAAATGAACAGTCGAACTATTAACTATACTAACATAGTAGGGTGCACCATTTGCTAAGGTTCCTGTAATCGTATTACCAGCATCCTTATATGCACCAATTCCAATATTAGTATTACCATTACTATTATAAAAAACCTTTTCACCGTTTGCAAAATTATGTGGTGTTTTAAAAGTTATGGTTTCATCTTCAATTGATATACCACCATTAAAGAAAATATCTCTACTATCAAATTCCAATTCCCTAAATCTAGGTCCTGTAATCGCCTCTAATAAACAACCATTACCATTACCACCAGTAATACTAATATCACTTACTTCATCAATATCAAAATCTTGAGGATCTACAAGTACTTCTTCAACAGATCCTTCTATGATTGGTTCAACTAATGCAGTTTCTCCTATACCAATTTTTAATCCATTACTATCTCTAACTATAGAATCTTCAATCACCACTTTAGGTGGATTTAAAACATCATAACCTGTTCCACCATTAAAAAGATCTAACTTTGTTAAAGGTCCATAATAAATGTTATCATCAGATACTGAACTTCTTAGTTCAACACCATCAATTAAAATACCAACAGTATTTGTTGGAACTTCTTCTTTACCAACTACAAATGGATTTTGCTTTAATGGGAATTTTCTTAAAACTGATGAGGAGTCTAATGTTCTATTATATTGTCTCTCTAAAGTAAATGTATGTGTTTGTCCAGCACCAGATGCCTGTAAAAGAATAACATTATTACTTTCTTGCTGACCCTTTGAACTGTATAATTTAATATTAGAAGTATAATTTCCAGTATTTTCTAAAACATCGACATAGTAACGATTGCCAGATACTAATCCAAGTATTGGTTGAGTTGCAATACCTGAAGTGTATATAACAGAATCACCTTTAACAAATTTAATTGAGGCAGATGTACTAGCAGTGACTTGGGCAAAGGATATTGTATCATATTTTCCACTACTAACTTCATTTATTAATGTTGGATTGGTACCATCAGTAGTAACTCCAACAATTGTTTCTTTAATTAAATCAGTTTTAATAGAATAACTTGGTAATGAATTAGATACTACATATCCATCAGTATCTTTATTATTATAAACATTTAATACATCAGTAAGAATACTTTCATTACCAGTTTTTATAGTAACACCAGTACTTGATGCCTTTTTAAGATTTCTTCTTATATCATATGACTTTCCAGTTACCGCACCAGGCCAAGATGCTAAATTACCAATCTTTACTGTATTTGGTTTTATTGAAGTGTTAACATCGTCTATATTACCATTTGATGCACCATATTCAACTGTTTGAGAATTTCTCCCAAGGATAGAAACTTTATCGCCTTTTTTTAAACTAGATGATTCAATGGTGCTTGGTAATGTAAAGGTAGATCCATTAATTCCATCTCTCTCAACTTGATATCTACTAGAAGTATTATAAATCCATGAATTTGCAAATATTTCTTTATATGTTGCAGTACCATCAGTAGGATTTTCAATCTTTTCACCTACATTTTTAACGTAAATATTTTCTTTCTCTGTTACTAAAGAAATATCAGAAATGGTTTCTAAACTTGAAAGAACTCCAGTAATCCTAAGTTCAATCTTTTTATTTAAATCTCCGTTCTCATATCCAAAAATAACCTCATTGGATCTAATATTATCAGCAGTACCAATACCTGAACTACCAATTCCGTCACAACCAAAGAACTGATTTATAGTTTTTGAGGTATAATTTATTATATTATCACCACTTATTAAAACACCAGTTTTACCAAAACCAACAGTAGAATCAACCAGAATAGTTGATCCATTCTCAAGAACTTGTTCTAAAGACTTAGTGTTTCCTGGTATTGTAAATGTTCCTTCAATTAAATCTCTATCACTATATCCAACAAATAGAGATATTTTATGATATAATTTATTATCTCTTGTAAATTGTTCTACTTCAGAAACTGATGCTTGTGTTCTAGTATCTGTTGATTTATAAATTGTTTGTCCAACTAAATTAGAAGGATCTCCAGTTAAACTAGTTTGTTCAGCAACTATTACTTCTCTACGAATAAATTCTGCACCAGATGGTTTTATTAAATTCTCTTCTAGATCTAATACTCTTGCTTCTACACCAAACAATACTTTATAAAGAATAGCAATAGATTCTTCAATACCCTTTGATTGGTAAAAAGTTCTAGCAATCTTTATAAAATTACCTACATCAAGATCATCAGAAAATGATACATCTTCAAATCCAGGTAAAAATGTTCTCTTTAACTTCTTAAAAAATTCTTGTAAAAATAATACACTAAGATTAGTAACAGTAGCGTTTACTTTATGTGTTTCTGAAAGAGTATCGTTAAAAACTAAAGACTCTCTATTAACATCTAATAATGATGATGAAATGCCAACATTATATCCAGTAATACCACTAAAACCACGAGAACAATCTACAAAAGTAGTATCAGTTTTAGATGTATATGAAATAATTTCATTATCAATTTTTAATAAACCATATTGGTCTGGAAATCCCTTTGTTGATGTAACGAAAATTGTTTTAGAAGTAGTATCAACTTCAGAAGAAAGTGTTGTAGTTCCAACAACAACTTCAGGTACTAAATTATCTACCTTTAAGTATTGATCAAAATTGCTTATTAAATCAGTGGGTCCACCCTGAAATTCCTGTGAAATATAATATTGTTTAAAAAATTCTACTGCATTTGGAAAATCTGATACAACAAAGTCAGGTAACTGATTTTTAATTACAGTATTAACCTGTATACTCTTATCAATTTTTGCCATATTTTATTTCCTCTCTAATATCCCGTTAGAGTAACTTGATGTGTAATAGTCTCTTGTAAATACAACCCCTGATACATCTTCTCCTGAAGCAATTACGTCCTTAACAGTATTTATCTTACTATTTGAAACATCAAAACTAAGATAAAGATCCTTTAGTCCAACAACATCATTTGATTCTGGGAATGCTTGAATCTCAATTAAATTATTTGGAGACATTGTTGATGTAATATTAATTGTATTAATAATAATTTCACCTTTCTTATAATCAACAATTCCAACATCTTTAACAACAACCTTTAAATCTCCTTTAGTATTCTGATATACAATACTCAGAGTTCCTTTATTAGATTTGTCTAAATTACCATTTCCATCTTTATTTGGAACATCTGTAAAGTAAACAGTATTAGTTTCTCCAGCAACTGTAAATCCAGTACTCTTAATATTAAATCCTGCAGGATTAATATTAAATTTATTACCAAAGCATAATTCATATTGTGCAAATTGATTTAATAATGCCTTTAAATCTCTTCTTATTATAACTTTAGTGATATTAGAAGTAATTGCATTATCAACTCTATCAATCAATTGATTCATTTTACTATATTTGAATCTACCACCAAACTTATTAATTTCAACATTGTTTGCATATTGTTGTAATGAATTAATAACAGTGGTTCTTAATGTAGATGCATCTGCAACTTGAGTTGAGTTATAATAAACTGTTGAATCAATTTCAACAAAGAGTATTTTAAGATCTACAATTTCTGAATTAATTCCAGCAATTGCATAATTTTTTAATTTATTCTTAATCTGTTGTTTATCAAAATCAGATACATATGTACCATTTTTTGGTTTGATACTAATTTGAACTTTACCAAACTGTGGTGGATCTAATTCTTCACCACCAACAACAGCAACAGATTCAGTTTTAGGGTAAATTGATTCAATTATTGCCTCATAATCTCTTGGTGTAACTGCCCTGTATTGAGCAGAATATAATCTAGGTGCAAAATACTTAATAGATGATAAATCCTCTACTTCAGCACCGTTAGAGGCACGTTGAATAGTTGTTATGGTAACATTATCACTTGGTTGTAATAATATACCATTGTGATCCATAAATGTTCCTTGAAAACTAAATTCAGAAGGACCATTTCCAGTTTCACCGTCTGTAACAATGTAACTTACCAATATATCAGAATTGTTTTCTAACTTTTTACCAAATAATCCATCACCAAATAACAACTCATATTTTTCATCTTGTACTTCTTGAATTAAATAAATTTCGGAATCTTTATCTAACTTAAGAATATTATCAACTACAGAATATTTTCTACCTTTACCAGCATCAGCAACACCAGATACATAGGTTCTAATCGTTGAACTGTCTATATTTGGTGAATCTATAATGAATCTTTGATCTTTACTAGTATCAACTCTAAACAATCTTTGTAATAAAGTCCCCTCATAGATTGAAATATTATCGTCAAACTGAGCAAACCGCCTCTTTACACCATCAACTTCTTTTGTAATTATTCTAGATGAAGTGACTTCATCAGGAATCGAAAATCTATACGTTGTATTGTTTATAGATCCTACACACACTAAACCTGGTCTTAATTCGATAAATGGTACATTAGGAGTAACAATATTATCATTTATTTCTACATCACCCAATTTAATTGTTGCTACTGCAGAGGTTTTTGATCTTGGAACATATCCAATATTACGTGCAAGTGATACTACATTCTCTCTTATAGTTGCAGAATCTAAGAAAGATTCATTTGCAAGTAAATTTGCATTAAACGAGTTAATGTAAGTATTATATGCTAACAGATCAATAATAACCGCCAAATTAGAACCTTCATAATCAAAATCCTTGAAATTGGAATTTGCTTGAAGATGATCTTTAATCTGTACTTTTATTTGATCAAAGTCTAGATTTGTAAACTGTGTAAAGGGCATATTACCTAGTGGGTTCTAACAAGAAAGTAAATGATTGTGTAGGAAATTCTTCACCTACAATATCAAAAAGAACCGTTACCTCAAGAGTATTTAAGTCTGGTGTTGAATCTACTTCAACTTCAACATTATCAACTCTTGGTTCATAATTTGATATTGATTCTTTTATTTGATCTGAAATAATAACATTTATTGCTGGCGAAAAGTTTTCAAATAAACTGCCACGAATATCACTACCTATAAGGGAATCGAAAAATCTTTCTGATGGAATAGTCTCCACCAAATTTCTTACGGATCTTGTTATGGCACGTTCATTCAACAAAACAGGAAGATCTTTTGTGACTGGATGTGGTCCAAAAGATAGACTTATGTCTTTAAATCCTCTTGATAAACGATTCTGTGCCATTGAATAGGTATTTGTATACTATTTCCTTTGTTTATTTATGAGGGTTTTTTGTATTTACATTAAAAAACGCCCTAGTGGGCGTTTTTGAGTTATTTACCTTGTCCTCTGTACCGTTTTTTAGCACGATTGCGTGAAGTAGCAGAATATTTTGTATGCTTACCCATACCTTGACTGGTTTTTTTAGGTATTGCTTCAATATAATCAGCAGTGCCTAATGCACCTGCTTTTACTTTAGCCATTCATTCCCTCCATTAGAAATTTATTGATAGTTGATTCTTTTATATTATATGAGTTAAGTGCCTTATCATCAATTAATACATCATAATGCGTTTTTCCCATAATAAGTTGGTGAAACTTTACACCCCAAGAATCTAATTGTTTTATAGTTTTATTATACAGCATATCATAGATTTTTTCAACATCACCATTAAATTGTGACATTCCTCTTGCTGTATAGATTTTAATGTAATTATCTTTATATAATGAATTTACTATATCAATTACTTTTGGGTATGGTTTACAGTAATCATACTTATCAGGTCCATAATGCTCATATTCAGTGGGACGATAACAAATTACATCATCCAAATCAAATGCAATAACTTTTTGTTTGCTCATTTAACAATTTTAACTTAGAATTAATTCTTTTTTTAATTAATGTATCAGAATTAGGAAAATTTGATTTTATTTTTTGAATAAAATCTTTATTTGATAGTATGTAATGACAAGAAGTCATAATTAACTGATCTCTTGATATTCTATCAAAATTTCTTACCCATTTTTTCCATTTGCCTGAAGTATAACATATCTGATAAAGAGTTTCAAATAGTTCTTTATCGCTCTTACATTGTTCCAAATAATATTCCGATTCAATTTGCCCAAATTCTGGTGCAATATTAATGGCATCTAATCCAGTATCAAATCTTAGTTCAACATCAAAAGAATCAATTAGATAATCTCCATTATGCTCTTTACTCATCAAATTAAATTCTTTTACTACTTTTATAAACTTACTAAGTCTTCTTTTACTAAAATTACCAGTATTTGTTCTTGTTGATAAATCTAAACCAGTTCCAGACTGAACAACTGCATATTTTATCTGTGCAAATTGTTTTGGTGTTAATGAAGTTTGTAGATAATTAAGAAAATTCTTTAAATCTTCTGGTTGATACTTAAAAATAGCCTCTTCTGTACCTACTTCATACATTATTTTGGGATTAATCTCAAAAAGAGTCTTTATTACCTCTTTTGTAACCTTAGAAGCAGAGTTTACATCCTTACATACCCTAAATGGGTCAATATGAATCAAATCAAAACGAGTACAGTCCTCTTTAAATGACTTTATACCATCATCTTCAACCTGACCTTGATTTTCTCCACCATGATCCCTACAAAGAAGAGGAGATGAACTCCTTTTTCTTACATAATCAGTAAAAGATTCGGTTGTCCAACCATTAACATAACCACCATTGTAATCGACTTGCCTTCTAGAGGGTATAAACCCAACAGAATGTTGTTGACTGTGATCAATAATACAATCAACTACATTTTTACTCATTGGACCAATGTAATACTTTGGAAATTTCATTTACTAAGGCTCAAATGTAAATTATATTTGCCAAAATAGTATAAAAACATATCAAGTGGATATTCATGTAGAGGAGACATATTAATCCATATGATAGCAGTCAATATTTCAATGTTTTTAAAGTTAGTTCCCAAGTATTCTTCACAAAAATTATGTAAAATCTCCTTGCAATCCATAAATGACTTCTTAACAAACACATCACACTCAATATTATCAGAAATTTCTACTGCATAGAGACTTTTTGCCAAAACTTTATGATTCAACACTAAATTATGGTTCAATTTTGCAAGATCATACCTCATATCACCTGCATCAATACTCCCATTGAAGTCTTGTCTCCAATCAATGAGTGTAAATTCATCATCTTTTTGTAAAATGTTGTCTAAAATAAAATCTCCATGAAACCCAGTAGGTTCTTTACCCATAATTTCATCAAAATTGACAATTTCCAACATAGAACTGATAGAAGGTACTTCGATTCCATTAATAATATCACTTTTATCGATAAGATTGTACTTATCAAGGAACTTATCCACTCTTAAGATTGTCTTGTCCCTATAAAAGGATAGTGCGTTATTTTTAAATGATGAATCTTTCTTACTTTTCCATAGATTACCCGTTGCCCAAACCAATAGATGCTTAAAATCTTCTAAATTGATGCCGTCAGCAAGTAAATGCCCTTCAACATACTTGTATTTGTAGAAGTTTTCAGTACTTTCAAGTATTGGAGGAACTAAACGCTTTAGATTATCTGTTCTAGCAACCCTATCAGAGCATATTTTCTTATTTTCAAAGAATTTAATCACATGTTTGTTAACAATGAAGATATTTTCATCCTCTTTATCTAATACATTGATAGTTCCTTTGATCTTTTCTCTGGTTTTCTTCAATGAATCAACATTACCCATGTCATACCACTCATTTGCCTCTATAACACGGAAGTCATTCATCTTCCTAATGATATGGCAATCACTCAAATCGCTTGTTTTAATCGATTTTACGATAGAATTACAATGATTCCAAAATACTTGGTAGTCTTTAATACCAGATACACCAACATAGACATAATCAAAGTTTTGCTCACCTTTTTCATTGATAGAAGCAATACGATCATTCACACAATTAAGTGTTCTGTATGCTTGACTGTTACTTCCTATACCACCAACTGACCAATTTGTTGTAAAATCAATATCTTTTGCATAATTCTGTGGCAGAATTGTATCACAAGCGTGAAATATGAATGGGCACTGTAAAAACTCTTGTGTCAAAGAGATAGAATAGAGTAAACTACTTCCTTCACCCATATAATTATCAACTTCTACAAATTTTATTGATCTTTCTGGATGTGCAAGTGTTAAATACTGCTTCACATGCGATCCATAATGCCCCAGAGTCACGATAAACTCAACCTCTGAGGGGTAAGATTCAATTATATGTGAAATTGCAGGTTTATCACCAATACGAACAAGACTTTTATTGGTAAACTTTGTTAGATTTCCTAATCTAGAACCTAATCCACTTGTAGTAAGTAATACTTTATACTCTTCCATACTTATCTTCCAACCTCACAATGTCATCTTCACCAAAATAAGTACCTAATTGTACTTCAATAAACACTACATCTTCAGTTCCATTGTTTATTGGTTGATGTTTACCTAATCTAGAGATGTTTATGGTATCTCCAACTCCATAATCCTTTAAAATATCATTATAACGCACAGTACAAACGCCCTTTACGATAATCCATACCTCACTTCTTTTATAATGATACTGATAACTAGGGGATTGACCAGGTTTAACAACGATCTTTTTAACCTTAGTATAATCTTCATCTAAAAGATTAGTATAAGATCCCCACGGTTTTGTAACTTCTTCCATATCTTCACCAAGCCCATGTAACTGCTGAGTATCTAGTTCCTTTCGTACATTTAGAGACTGCATGCGGAAATAAAAATAACGATGGCCATACTATTATATCACCTTTTCCTAAAGAAACAACTGTATCATTCCAAAAATATAAATCAGCACCTTCATAATCATCATTAAAGTTAAGAATAAAACTCAATACTGGTATTCCTCTTCTTTCACCTTCAAATAAAGAATGAATATGATCCATATGTTGAAACATCTCTTCTCCTTCACGATAACGATTAAATCGAAGTATCGTGGTTGTACTTATAATCTCTGATGTTAATGGTGAATCCCATGCAAACTTCTCATTATAGATTGATCCGACTTCAAATATAATAGGAAGAAACTTATTATCTAATTCCCTTCCTGCAAATAGTATATCTAATTCCTTTCGACTCTTATCATCTAGACTTACCTGTCCTGAATCATTACTGTACCATTTGTGTGCTTGCCACTCTGTACGCCTCTTTATATCATTGACACAGGCATCACACAACTCAGGGGGTATAATGCCCTTCTCAACGTGTATAAGATCTTTTAATTGAGTTGTAGGAGTATTCATAAGTATTTGCACATAGTAAAGATCGATTGCCCCAAATTAGAATTAGTATGGAATGTAGATTCATCATACTCTTGCATATAATGAATTGGAACACCATTCTCAACTAAACGATGATTCAATGCGTGTGTAATACCACCACCACTCTTGAGTTCATCAATACTCTTTACAAATCCATTCAAATAATTCTGAGGGAATACAAAGAGATTATCATCACAATTCCCTGATTGATGTTGAATCGCTATATTAAACTTCGAGTTATCAATGTTTACGTCACTATAAGGTTTCAACCAACGTAAATCAGGTCGAGTAATTACGATCAAATCATATCGAGTTTCACGGTTGCTAATCATACGAGCGAGGTTCCCGTGGTGCTCAAACTGTGCAGTCCACGTAGAAGCAGTCATTAACTCAGATGGAATATAACCCCACTCTATACCATTCAATTCACGATTATAAAGATCTCTAAGTTCCGTATCACCAATATTATAGGTACTAAAAAAGAAATCAATGTCCTCGAAGTAATCCAAGAACATTGATTTGTGATTCTCTATGGTGCTCTCTACGAGACTTAGCGGTGAATTAAAACTACCTTTATAAGCAATTGCTACTTTACTCATCTTCTAGTATCTCAAAACTAATTTCATTAGGATGCGGAGTTCCTGTTTGATAGAACTCCAATGCAAAATCCTCCATTAAATTAAAGTATTCCATTTCACTTACATTCGTGAAAATAACTTTACCATCACGGAGGACGTTATACCGACTCGTCATCTCTATCTAAAAAAACATTTAAAGGATGATCAAAACTTA